TTTGTGCCTTTGCGCGAAATTACGGGCCGCTTCTTTGCTGCCGAAACCCCACGCTTTGAGGGCGAGCTTGAGGCGGGTGGGTCTACCTTTTTCGTCCGTGAGAGGCCCAGCCATACCGCCAAATCTCGCAGCAAAGCTAACACGCCGCGGGTTCGTTCCTGACTTAACCGGGGCTTTGAGGTTGCTGCCTTCTTTGTTCTTGAAGTATTTGCGGCCTGCTTCATTTAGTCCACCTTCTGGGTTTTGATATTTTTTCTGAACCATTATTCGTACCAATCCAGTATGAGCTCTGCTTCATTCGACTGTGAATTGACGTTGGTTAATCTAAAAAGATAAGTGGTCAAAGGTTTTAAAACAAACTCGGGGGTTAAACCCCTGCCACCAATTCCTGTGCCGCCAGCCCCGCTAGAAATAAACTCACCAAAGATTTCTGTTCCAACAGAAGTTACAGTTGGCGTATGCACGGCTGCTGCCGCGCTGGTTGTTGTAAGCACTCTATTACGGCGGTGAACTGTCATTGCCGTCCCACCAGATGTAGTTGGGTTTTCATAAATATAAAACTCTGCTGACCCGCCACTTTCGTAAGTAAACACACAATGAGGAGCGTACCCATCTGGCCAAGCAAGAGCTATGTCTAAATTTCCATTGACCGCTAAAGGAGAACCTTTTTTAAATGTTTTGTAAACATAAAATGCCCTGCCCTCATGCAGGCGCAAATGGTTTACCTCAATAACAGGGAATGGTTTGTCTGATGACGTTAAATAAGTAACGCCATCTTTATCAACGTAAGTCGGAGTTACAAACCTAGACTTAGTTGAAAAAGATTCTTGCTGAACCTGTATGGCCATTATTTCTTGGGCTTCATTGCGGTTTTAGCCGCTTTCTTAAAAGCCTCGGCAGTTGGTGCGCCTGGTGCGCCAGGCTTACGCATTTTCTCGCCAGAACCCTCGGCTATGCGCTCACGCTTTTTATGGATATTGGCATAGAGGCCGGGTTTCATTTTCCGTACCCTCCAGCTTTGCGGCCCTCGCTCATGGCAATAGCTTTGGCCTGCTGCTCGCTTTTAACCTTCTGCCCAGAGCCAGACTTTAGTTTGCCTTTAGAGTATTCACGCATCACGGTAGCGACCTTCTTTTGCATCTTGTCTTTATTTGGCATTGTGGTTTCCTTTACATTTGCCCAACACCGAGCGTTGATTGACCAACACCAGATTCTGGTGTCAAACGCTCTTCAGATAACAAAGCTCTTCCACCACGGCGAGCGCGGCGGCGAGCTGCTCGATCTTCTTCAACCCCAGGTGTTTTTGCTTTTAATTTTGCAGATTCTGCGGAGGCTGCCTGTTCAGCAGCTGCTTGTCGTGCTGATTCTTCCATTTTTCTTTTTACTTCGTCTTGCCCAGTAAGTTTTCTAATTGTCCCGCCCATAATTAAGCCACCTCCGTGTTAGATGAACCTAGTGTCTGAATACCCTGCTCTGGCATTAAACGCGTACTCGATAACAACATCCGAGAACCACCGCGTAATCTGGCCATGCGCTTTGATGCAGCCTGCTCGCCAAGTTCCCGGCGCTCTTCTTCGGCCTGGATTTTGAGACGCGCATTTTCTTTACGGGTCTCTTCGATAGCTCGCTCTTGTGCGCTGGTGTCTGGTTTTTTAAACATCCCGCTCATGCTTTACCTCGCCATTAAAAAATAATCTACGCCGTCCGTTCCGTACTTTCGCATCAAGCATTCCTCTTTAAATCCAACTGCTGATGCCCATTTGTACGCCCGTGTATCCGTAGATCTAACGGTTATCTGTGTTCGATGCAATCCCATAGATATCGCAGAGATATCTAATACCTGCTTTGCGCTCTTGGTAAACGTGACCGGCATTGATCTCATAACGTCATCTGCCACTAACCACGCCTCGGCAACGCCCTTCCAGATTGAAACGAACCCAAAGATAGCCGCTGGTTCGTTGTAGACGAAAGCGGTAACAGCTGCGCCCATCTGTTCCTGTTGGTCAAAGACCTCGATGGCTTCTTCTCGATTGGCCACAACCAGCACTTCTTCGGACTTGATATCTATCCTGGTAGCGTGGTTTTTGTGAAAGGGCATAAAGAACAGACCCGTTCTTCTGCGCTGGTCGTTGAGTTTCTCAGCGAGTTGTAAAGACATCAAAGTCGGCATTGACCACCGTTTGAGCTATCTGTGTGTTTTGAGCAAAAGCACTCTTAGTCATGCGCCGGTGTTCGCCGCCGCCAAGCAGCAGATATCCGAATGCGTCACCAACGTGGGAGTGTTCGTTTTTGTTTGGGCTATCTCTGAATCTTTCCTGACCTGCACCAACGGATACGCGTTTAAAATGATATCCACCGGCTAATGATTTTCGGAGGAGCTTGCATTGCGTATTGACAATCAATCCAGGTTTGCCGTTTATGAGCCGCTGCATCGGGGCGGCACCTGCCTCACGCCTGACCTTGAAGTCGTTAGATGGCGTGGGTTGAGCTCGCAGCCCCAGGGTTCTCAGGTGGTCAAAAGCGGTGACCTCGTAGATCGCGTCCCGCTGCATACCAGCGGGGTCACCCCAGACCATCAGCTGCGCCTTTGGAAACCGCGCATTCAACTCAGCCAGGAGCTGCTGGCCGAACCGCTCCAGGCCCATATCAAAAGTCACAATCTCATGCAGAACTATCCAACGCCCGTTAGCGAGCCGCTGACCTATGACCGCAGCTGGCGTAAGACCAAAGTCTAGGCCAACCTGTAGCGGTATGGATGGGTCGTAGTCCACCTCACCACTCATCAGGTTGTCATCGTACTCAGACCAGACGGGCTTGCCTTCTTGAACGTAGGTATATTGGCCTTCGGCATAACAGCGAATCCAATCTAGGTTTTTGCCCAGGAGCATCTGCTGGTAATAGCCTGGCGGTAGATTTCCCACGTTCTCTGCTTTGGGGTTTAATTTCCACCACCGGCCAGCAGAAAAGATATGGTCATTGGCCTCTGGGTTTTCTGGCAGGTCGCTTGGAGATACCTCGATCACCCCGCCTGGTTGCCTGTAAAACTTCCACGCATAGGGCCCGGTCATTTTTTCTTTTTCGGCCATACGAAAATACCAATGGTCATCATCCATTGGGTTGGTGTCGAGCCAGATACCGTGCCAGGTGGCACCGCCGTCTCGCTTGGTTGGGTATCGACCGACCCGGTGGGTGAGGCCATCGATCACCGCTTTTGGCAGCTCTCTGGCCTCGTTAACCCACGCACCTGTGAGCTCAAGCGAAAGCAGCTTTCTAACATCTTTGGGTTGATCGAGCGCCAGGAAGATTACCTCGCAGTCGATCCCGGATGCGCCTTCCCTGGACGGCAGGCGTATGTGGTGAGTGATGGGTGGTGTCCACAGCATTGGGCCAAAGGTGTTTTCTGGAAACAGGTCTTGCCAGGTCTTGATTGTTGTGGTCTTCAGCTCCGGGTAGCTGTTACGCACAATTACAAACCGGGTATATCTGATGCCATCCACCGGGCTGGGCTTTTGCCGTACCGCTCGCATCATTATCTCAGCTGCACAGGCATAGCTCTTACCAGATCCTACCGGCCCCATCAGCCCACGGACAAATGCGTCAGACTGCAAAAACCCCCAGACAGACGGAGACCTTGAAAAATTTAAATTTAGCCCGGTAGATGGGATTTGTTTTTGACTGCGCTCTTTAGTTTTTGTCATTCTCTTTTCGTATATCTATGATGATTACTACTGCAATCAAAGCAATCATTGAAAGCAAGAAAATGCCTGCGCTCTGGGCATTCAAGTGGGCAATGCTATTGATCCAATCTTGTTTCATCTTTCACCTCCACATCGATGGGTTCGGGAGCCTGGACATTGATGCCTATGACTGATGGTTTATCCGATCCATCGTCCGGGTTATCAAGTAATCCAGACGCTTTAGCAAGTAAACGGAGCACGCCAACCTTGTCGTAGAGTTCAACGTCAAGCGTCTGCGAACCATCCTTCTCACGCTTGACCCTGATATTTTTGATTGCCTGCAAGGCGTGATCTGGAATTTGACTTGCCGCTTTAACCTTGACATTTCCGTCCTCGTCCCACGTTAGGATATCTGTGATCTTAGTGTTGGCCATGCACAGCAAGGAAAACGCAATGGCCTCCCGGTTTTCTATGATGGTGGCCGAGCGTTCCATGCGCCGCTGGATCGAGCGCACCCCGCCCCAGTTCTTGAGGCTGGGCACCTGCTCGGATATACGCGACTTAGGTCTGGCCATCAGAACGGTATATCTTCGTCAAGGTCTTTAAATCCGTTTGCCTTGGCTTTGTTGTGCTGGTCTTGGGCCGGGAATGGTTTGTGAGCAGCTGAGTAGGATTCACCCTGGGCTGCCACCTCTTTGCCAATCTTCACCTGGTACCAGGTCTTGCCATCCGAGTTCTTAGGGTTGATGTCCAGCCAATGGGTCTTGCCATCAGGCAGCATCACCTTACCCCGGAAAGCAGAATGCCAATCCTCAGTTCT